GTATCGATAACCTCACCTTTTTTTATTTTTTGTGAAGAAAAAACACCCAAGTTATGTAATGGACTATCTTTAAGATATATTTTAGTTGGAGGACTGATTTTCATAGTTGAATTAAATATAGTTGATATTGAAGTATTTATCAATATATGCAAAAATTAGTTCCAATTACAAGATTAGGTAAATTCTTCGGAGCGGAGGATTACGCTTTAGACATCGGTATGGGTGAGGAGTGGTTATTGGGTGATATGAACTTCACAGTAATCCTATATCGTATCGACAGATATAAAACCAAAACAGATGATGTTTATGGTGAGGTTACGGAAGATGGTATCCAATTCATGGCCCCTGTTGAATTACAAGGTTTGGTTCAGGTAATGGCACCTTCATCTAAAAACTATGGAAACTCACGAGTTGAATTACAAGAACCTGGTAATATGAAATTCTCATTGTATCAGAAAACTCTTGATGAATTGGGTGTTGAGATATTCCAAGGGGATTATCTTGGATATTATGAAACAGAAGATAGAGTTAGATATTATGTGGTAAGTGATGACGGATATGTTAGGTCAGATAATAAACATACGTATGGTGGATATAAACCATTCTACAGAAGTATTGTTGCCACTTATGTAAGTGAAAATGAATTTAGAGGAATCTAATGGAATACGTAATAAAAGAGAGTAAATTATTTAACGCAATCTATCAGTATATTGATGGGTCTTATGATGTGGATAAAATTGATTTTTTCAATCCGGAAACATATGATGAAGACGGGGAGAAAGACACGGAAAACCCACATATTATCGAGTTTTATAATAAAGAATATGATGGCGATTATGATGAAAATGGGATGTTATTTGTTTATATCGTAAAAGAATATTATAAAGATGAACCTTCAAGAAAATCTTTTATAAATCAAACACCAATTTTAATTGTTAATGATTATGGAACGTTAGAATCAATGTTTGGGGAGTATTGGAAAGAACCTTTTAAAAAATGGTTTAAAAATAAATTTAAATTACCTGTTAAAACAATTGTGGCTGATTAATGGAATATGTAATAAAAGAGAGTAAATTATTTAACGCAATCTATCAGTATCTTGATAGTTATCTAAACCCAAACGAAATTGATTGGGTTTATGGGATTGGTTCTGACGAAGATGGTTATGAGGATATTGATAAGGATGATGAAAATTTTTTAATGTTCTTTAAAGGTGAATGGAATGGGGAAGATGATACTGACATAGTTTTTTATTATTTTGATGTGGATTATTATGAAAATGGACCGTCAACTAAATCGTTTAGAAATCAAGCGCCAATATTAGAAGTTATGGGTAAATATGGTGAGCATTTAGACACTATGTTTGATGACCATTGGGTCGAACCTATGAAAAAATGGGTTCAAGATAATTTTAAATTACCGGTTAAATCGGTATCAACGCATTATTAGTGATGAAAGTATTAGTTAAAGAATCTCAATTAAGAAGAATATTTGAAATTGTCACAAAAGATAAAGTAATTTGTGATGAGTGTGGTTGGTCATGGGATTTAGCCGATGGTGGTGACGACCCATACATTTGTCATAAATGTGGACACGATAACTCAGAAGAAAGTCATATTGGAAAAAGAGTTATGGTTTATTATAACCTTCACAAACATACTTTTTCAGTAACATATAAATCTAAAGTTATAATGCACGCTGATTATGTTAAATTAGGGGATGTTGAGTTTAGAGTTAGAAAAGGTGGAAAAGACAGAGTTCGTTCAGAAAAATCAAAGAATGTCCATGCGTTTGTTATTGGTGATTTAATGGATTTCTGTGAATATCCTTGTGATAATATTCCGGACCCGTCATCAGATATGATTATTACCTATAACCCATACAAGTATGATTCATTTGTTTACAAATCAAGTGGAGAACCAATTTATAGTGCCACTGAAGTAGATATGATAAATTCACAAAATAAATTATTTGTAGTTAAGAAATAAAATGCCATTACCAAAGAAAGTTATACCAACATTACCATTAGTCCCACAGAAGACATTGTCTGCTCGTAGGGAACAACTATTGGAATATATTAATAAAGACGGAACATATCTTCCTAAATCAGTACTACACGCCGATTTAGATAGAGGAATGTTAGATTTTGTTAAAAATGATTTGGAGGTTATTACCGCAGGAAAAGTGGTTCCAATGGTGGATATTATCATTACAACACAAAACTGGACTCAATACGTTGAGACTGCGTTATTTGTGGATTTGGATTATAATCCTTCCCCGCCCTTTATTACAGTGGTTAGAAGTCCTGAAGTTAAATTCGGTACCAATCCTTCATTACAATACACAATCCCTGATAGAAAACAATTCTACTACGCATCAGTTCCAACTTGGAACGGAAACGAACAGGGAATGGATATCTACACAATACCTCAACCGGTTCCGGTAGACATCAATTATAGTGTAAAGATTATTTGTAATCGTATGAGAGAACTTAATCAGTTGAATAAAATAATAATGCAAAAATTCTCATCAAGACAGGCATATACTTTTATCAAAGGTCAATACGTTCCAATTATAATGAATAATGTTTCAGACGAATCACAAATGAGTTTGGATTCAAGAAAGTATTATGTTCAAAGTTATGACTTTACCATGTTAGGTTATCTAATTGATGAAGAAGAGTTTGAGGTTAAACCTGCAATTGCGAGGGTGACTCAACTTATGGAATTGACAGGTGCCGGAAATGTTGGTAAGAAAAATAAAACATTAGAAAATCCAAATGAATTTTTGGAGAATTATTTGTTTGTTGTTGGGAACGAAACTTTAAGTGATATTGTTGCCTACACCGCAAATCTTTCTTTTGGGACTTGGACTAATGTGGACTCTTTTGATGTTTACATTAACGGTGATTATTTTGGTACCGATGTTCAAAATATTCAGATAACAACTAACGATATTTTACGTATTGATGTTGTTAAAACTGATGACACTAAAGAGGCGTCGATACAGTTCGATAACCTATTAGTTTAATCCTCTCCGTAGATATCTTTCTTCTCTTTACAGGTTTCTACGATTAATTTTTCCAAAAACTTATAAATTTTTAATCCTCGCTTTTCACAGTACTTTTTCAGTATGTCGTGGATGGCGGGGTCAATTTTAATATTCTTGATTTCTTTTGTCTGTTTCATAGGTAGAAAAAAGGTAGAATTTATTCATACTCTTTACAAATACATATCTAAAAGTAAAGTTTTTTGATATTCTATTGAATATTTATCTATAAAATAAATCTGCAATAGAATAATTAGATAATGGCAACAGCACAAGCAAATCAAAAAGTTTTCGTTTCACCGGGGGTATACACTTCTGAAACTGACTTATCATTCGTAGCACAAAGTGTGGGTGTTACTACCCTAGGTTTAGTTGGTGAGACTTTAAGAGGTCCAGCTTTTGAACCGGTATTCATAACAAACTACGATGAGTTCCAATCCTTTTTCGGAGGAACAGAACCAACTAAATTTGTTAACACACAAATCCCTAAATATGAAGCGGCTTACATCGCTAAATCGTACTTACAACAATCGAATCAGTTGTTCGTGACAAGAATCTTAGGATTGTCAGGATATGATGCTGGTCCGTCTTGGAGTATTAGAGTTACTGCAAATGTAGACCCTACAACAGTAATCCAAAATCCAACCGGTGCAACTTCTTGGTCTGTATCTTTTACAGGTTCAACAAGTGCGGGTACTGTTAACTTTGTTAGCGGTTCGTTTCCAGCGGCGGTTCAAGCAAACTTTAACACACAATATAGATTATCAGATGGTAGTGCTTCTACATATAATAATGATATAACAAACACAATTTTAGATATTGTTGGAGACCCGTCATTATCTGCAACTACTGCAGTTGCTTACGGACCGATTCCGGAACCTGATTATTGGAATTTAATTACTCAATACGGTACAATTGTAAATGCGTATGGTGTTGATAGTCTTGATTTAGCGGACAATGATTTATCTGCATCTGACAATGATTCTTGGTTCTACGCAAACTTTAACAACTTTACAGGAAATGCTTACTCAGGTTATTCATTTGATTATGTGTTTGACTCAATCGTTACTGGTGTAACTGATAGTTTCTCAGGAACAATTTCGGGGGAATACTATAGTTTTATTGGTACTGCATATACTGAATACAATAACATGGTTGTTGCAACACTTCGTTCAAGAGGTATCTCATTATATGTTAATAGTTCAACTAGCGATAATCACGGACCTGTTTATGAAGTAAATGACGAAAATAATGTGTTATTATTAAACACTGACCAATATTCTAATATTGATAAAGACCCTTATGCATCATTTGGTTTATCAGGTGTAACTAAAGACGGAGATAACTTTACGTTTGAAACTAATTTATCTGCAGCGTCTTCAAAATTCATCACTAAAGTATTAGGTGTTGATAACTTTGGAAAATCAAGAAATGAAGTTCCTTTATTTGTTGAAGAAATTTATCCGGGTTCATTGGCTTACGCTTATAATCAAGGATATATTAGAGGTATTAATCCTGAATTGGTTGCGTTACCTGAAGCTAGAAGTGAAAACACTTCATCAATTGCGTACAATGTTAACCAATATCAATCACCGGTTACACCATTCTTAGTTTCTGAATTAAGAGGTAATAAAGTTTATAAATTATTTAAATTTGTTTCAATCTCTGATGGGGATGCTGCGAATTTAGAAGTTAAAGTATCAATTGCTAATTTATCATATAACAATATGACATTTGATGTATTGGTAAGAAATTTCTTTGACACGGATTCTAACCCAGTTGTTATTGAGAAATTCACTAACTGTAATATGGACCCATTCTCTAACAACTTCGTTGCTAAGAAAATAGGTTCAACTAATGGTGAGTACGCATTAATTTCGAAATATGTAATGATTGAGATGGCTGATGAGGCACCGATAGATGCACTTCCTTGTGGATTTGAAGGGTATACTCAAAGAGAGTACGCTAATGTTTTAAACCCATCTCCGGTTCCAAAATTCAAAACAAAATATTATTTCCCTGGCGAAACAATTGCAAACCCACCATTTGGGGCTGCAACAGGTGGTTCAAATTTAGTTGAATCTCCAGGAGATATTGTTAGAAGAACTTACTTAGGTTTCTCAACACAATATGGTATTGATGAGTCATTCTTAACTTATAAAGGTAGACAAAACCCACAATCTTGGGTTATTGCACCTCAACCAATTGAAGGAGCTGCTTGGAATTATGTTAGTAAAGGTTTCCACATGGACTCAGGAGCTACAGTTGTTACTATTACAAATAGTTCATTAACAAGTGGTCAAACAGCGTTTGAATGTGGTATTGCTGAATTTAGAAATGACCCTGAAACTCAAGAGAACCCATACTATTTCATTTATTCAAGAAAATATACTGTATGTTTTGCAGGTGGATTTGATGGATGGGATATCTATAGAGAGTTTAGAACAAATCAAGATAGATTCCAATTAGGTCAATCAGGATTCTTAGCAGGAGCATCGTCTTCTACGAGATATCCTAATGCTACGGGTCAAGGTTTATTTAAGAGAATCACAGTCGCTAACAATACTCAAGATTTTGCAAATACTGATTATTACGCTTACTTACTTGGTATTTTAACATTCTCAAATCCTGAGGCAACAAACATTAATGTGTTTGCAACTTCAAGTATTGATTATATTAATAACTCTAACTTATGTGAAGAGGCGATTGACATGATTCAGTTTCAAAGAGCTGACTCAGTTTATATTACAACAACACCTGATTATAATATGTATACACCGGACGCAACTAATCCACAAGACATTATTTATTCTCAAGAGGCTGTTGATAACTTAGACAACACAGGAATTGACTCTAACTATACTGCTACTTACTATCCTTGGATTTTAACAAGAGATACTGTTAATAATACACAAATTTATTTACCTGCAACAGGTGAGGTTTGTAGAAACTTAGCATTAACTGATAATATTGCATTCCCTTGGTTCGCATCTGCGGGTTACACTAGAGGTCTTGTAAATTCAATTAAAGCGAGAGTTAAATTAACTCAAGAAGACAGAGACACACTTTACCAAGGTAGAATTAACCCTATCGCAACTTTCTCTGATGTTGGTACGGTTATTTGGGGTAATAAAACATTACAAATTGCTGACACAGCACTTAACAGATTGAACGTAAGAAGATTATTACTTCAAGCTCGTAAATTAATTTCAGCGGTGGCAGTAAGATTATTGTTCGAACAAAACGACCAAGTTGTTAGACAACAATTCTTGGATAGTGTTAACCCTATCTTAGACTCAATTAGAAGAGACCGAGGTTTATACGATTTCCGTGTAACTGTATCATCTTCACCTGAGGATTTAGATAGAAATACTTTAACAGGTAAAATTTACTTGAAACCGACGAAAGCGTTAGAGTTTATAGACATTGAATTC